CGCTGACGTTATCGCTGACGCTCCGGAACAACTTCATCCGGCAACGCAGCAGGAGTACCTTCGCTTGTCTTAACTTCAGGCGAACCCAACGGGGCAGACGCATCCATCGAGATAAGCTTAGTAGCCGTCATCCAGATATCTTCAATCTTCGGTCGATAGTTCTCCGGATCAAAGTTGGTGACACCGGCTTTAGCAGCATCAATAGACAGCTTCGCCCATTCTTGATAGTGCTTATCAATAGCGACAACCATCTGACGGGCATTATCTTGGAGAGCATTCTTCGACTGAATATTGGTCAGTGCCATTGTGGCCTTACGCTGCTCAATATCCAGATTCTTAATGAGCTCTTCTAGCTTACGCATCTTATCAGCAGCTTCTGCTTCCGTTTTACGGCTGGCTTCGGCCTGCTCAAGAAACTTCGGATCGGTGTAGTCCACCATGTAGTCTAGCGGATCGAGATCAAGAGCGGCCAGGGTTTCAGCTGCAATCTTAACGGCTGCTGCAGGATGAACCGCGCCACCAGCGCCGGCCGACTGAAGACCCGGGATGATCTGCTTACCGACAAGATCCATTTTGCGGAGCATACTGGTGTTACCCATATCACCGACGTCAGCATCGACCTCCATGAGCATATTCTCAGGGAGCTCAGACAGACTAACCGACTGGAACAGACCTTTAGCATCGTAGTACTCGATCTTATCCATATTCCTACGGATACACTTGTACACACCTTCAACAAGTCTTTTAATACCAGTTTCGACTAGACGACGGGCCATATACTGGATACGAACCTGCGCTGCACTTTGAACTTGCGTAACCTTTTGCTCAGAGTTGCCCGAAACATAGAGAACATCGTTGAGTCCTTGAGCAGCTTTAGAAAGACCTGTAGCTTGTTCTTTGTGCAGCTGAAGATACTCAAGAAGGGGCACTGTTCCCGGGCTAAGCTGCTCGGACTGCAGTACAGAGACAGCCCCATTCGGATTACCGTTCGTGGGAATCAGCTGCTTAGGTTTCATGTTCTGAAGCGCAGAGAAATCAACCACGTTAGGATCAGCCAACTTAGGCGCGTAGTTGGTCATATACGTATTCTCAACGAAACCGCGAAGAATAGCTGTATTGGCCAGAGTACTCGGGCGGACCATATCGGCACCGCTGAGGCCGACAAATTCGTACGGAATCTCGAACGGGACGAAGCAGGCAAGGTTAACGCAGGAGACGTCTTCTTCGACAATCTTGCATTTTCCGACGTAGATCAAGTGTTTCAGTTCTGCAATACCGTCGCCGTCACGATCTACCCGCATCCAGCACTCAACAACAGTTGTCGTCTTCGTTTGCTCGGTATCAAGACTGGCACCACGTCCTTGGACATGCGCCTCCACGGCAGCTACCACTTTTCGAGTAGTTTCTTCCGAAGAAACGATAGTTCCCGGTCGAATATCATCCGCCATATTCCAATCGATGGTTACATGGGGCCAGCGATTACGGATTTCGCTGCGGGTCATCTCTGTTTCGATACCGATGAACGTGGCGTCATCTAAAGTAGCAGCATCCCGGCTGATACGGAAGTTTTCTACAGGGACAACATCAATTTGTACTCGGTCTTTCTTGATTTTCTTACGAAGTCTGACATTTCGGTAAATATTGATGATGACTTTCTCACCATTAATATCCCGCATCTCAGGAGAATACTCAAGTGTACCGACTGATTCGATATCTTCCTCGGAAAGCTTGAGGTCGAGAGCCATTTGATCAATTTCGTCGAACTCTTCGAAGGAAAATTCATGCTCTTTTACAAAATCCCACCGGATTGGGGAGTTTTTGTACAGAAGACCTGCTTTTGTCCACGTATTTAGGAGCGACCACCCCGGATTATGCTTGAAAATGGCGTAATTGGTGATCTCCGAAGCCTTCTTTGCATTATGGTAGTCCTTCGGGGACTTACCCATAGGCGTAAACTTGGCAAGCTTGTTGTTATTGTACAAAAGCTCAGCCAAAACTGCTGTGTAACCCTCAACAACTTCGACCGTATCAGAGGAAACGATCTGGCTCACACCCTGCGGGGATAAGTGTCCTGTCGCGAGCATGCCATACTCAAGGGAAGCCTTCTCTCGTTCTCCAGAAAGAGACGTCCCGGCGATCCAATCACCCGCTGCATCACGGAGACCGCTCTCAACCAACGTCAAAAGGTCTTCATCTGTGATAGCTTCATACTCGGTTCCAATATCTTGGCTCTTGGACCGTTTTTCGTCAGTATTTTCTTCCATATTTATTCCTCTTTACGGTACGTATCGTCGGATACAGTTACCCAGTCAGTCGAATTAAAATAGGTTTCGCTTTATTCCACTCGTGCAAACCTAATGAAAAACGAGTTTCGGACACAACTAGGAATTCTTTAGCTTACTTATTGACGTCTTGTCCACGGACGGCAATATTGACCCCATGAAACTGCCGCTGAGCAGGTTCCAGGTTCTTCGGTTCCTTGTATCCCTTTACCGGCGAAGGCGCCGTCGGGGTTCGCAGGAAGCTCTTGATCGATTGAGTCGATTCAGTATCGTTGATGTAAAGTTTTCCCATTATGTCTAGTCCTTCAAATCCAAGTTGTATTGTCTTGATACGGGTTAGCAGTTCGTTGTTTGAATGTAATTCGGTTCGTCGTCAGCTTATCACCGTGAGTCCTGATGACTTCGAGCGCTATTGCTGTCGCAACGACGGTATCGTCACAATAGCCCGGAGCAGCTTCCATACCACCGCTGTCAGTGGAAATGTATGTAGACATCTCATGAAGAATAATACGCGAAGGAATCCAAACTTCATGTTTTTCTACTGCACTCTTCAGGAAACCGATGATGGCAGGTTTGCTCGCTGACGTAGTCCTCCAACCAAGTCTTGTCCCTTCTTCTTTTGAAATATTGGCAATCTTGGTTTGGTGGTACAAGTTTTGATACTCCATCTGAACGAGTCTATTCAATGTGGCTACGCCCATAGAGTTAGATTCGACTGCCAGGAGAGCATTATTGAAGTATCTACCTAAGTAGAATAGAAGATCACCGAATTTGCTTGGATCGATCCTGTTGTTACGGTAGACTGCAGCAATCTCTTTATTAGCATTCATTACAACAGCGGCGGAGTAGTCTTGCCCAACACCTAACGATACGTCAGCTCCAATAACGAAAGGATCCTCGTAGCTAAACGTTCGGTAGATCTCTAGGGATCCTTTGTCTTTCTGGTCGAACAGACATGTTAGGTGATCAAACTCCCGGGCTGACAAAATGGGCTGAGGAATATACTTCCCCAGTTGTTCGAGGTCGAAGACTGAAGAGCCACTGACAACGAAGGCTTCATCGGCTGTTGCAGGATACTCTTGCTTGAACTTATAAAGACCACTCTCTGCAATCTTCAGACGACGCCAATAGATTTGGTCGTTGTCGAGATTGTACGTCTTGGAGATCTTTTCTTCCTCTTCAGTCTTCTTGAAATTGTCTGGTGCGGGTACTCGGTATTCATCCATTAGGAACCAAGGAACGAAAATGGGGATATATTCGTTGTCCCCATTGATAGCTCCTGTCCAGAGCCTATGGAATTCATTACCTACACCGTTAGCTGTACTTTCAAGAATTACTTCTGTGCCAGCAGCTTGGGAAATTCCTTGGAACAATCCAGCAAGGATTTTCTCGTCATGAGTCCAGAAAGCGACTTCTGATAGATGCGCAATTGTAGGTGTAGTTCCACGACCCGCTTCCGGAGATCCAGCGGTATATAGTCTGTATCCAGAGTCGTTGTGCTCAAAGTGAATCTCCTTCGCATTAGATTTCTTAAGTTCAGGCCTGAGATCGTCTGTCATGTTGCTCATGACGTTTCGGCTCATTGTGAATAGCGCATCGGAAGTGGCGCTGTCGTGAGCCATAACGACTGACTTATTGTAGGCATTGAAGTAGCTCTTCCAGAAGACTCGTGCGGTACAGTAGGTGGAGACACCCATCTGTCGAGCTTTCAAAATGATAGCTCTTACTTTCCCTTTAGTCTTCCTTTGTTCTTCAATCTTTTCATTAATGATTTTCTGAGCAGAGTTGAATTCAAAAGGGACGAATCCTTTAGAAGAATCTTTTGTGATGATCTTCACTTGCTCAGTGGCAAACTTGGCGAAATTATCTTGGTACTCCGCCAGCTTCTCCCGTCGCTTGAGTTCTCTGAGTAGAGCTAACTTTTTGCTATTCGGGGTGTTATCTGAAGGATTCTTTTTCTGAGTTGGCATAGTTGAGTTAGCGCCTTTTAGAGAGGCTAC